TATTGAAGGTGGAGAAGGACTTACAACTGATTTTGTAGTTGCAGTGGGTGTTATAGCCGGAATAGCAGTTTATAAAAGAATTACAGTAAAAAATGGTTTAATTGTTAGTGTAGAAAATACTGTATTACCAATTTAATAGGAGAATATAAATGGGAGCAAGAGAAAAAGATTTAAATCCAGATACTTTTATAGGATTAAAACTTCCTATGGGATATTCAGATACAGGATTTTTCAAACAAACTAAAACTACACTTCAACAGGCAAAATATAATATAATAAATTTATTTAAAACAATTCCTGGTGAAAGGTTGGGACAACCAACATTTGGATCAAATTTACATACAATATTGTTTGAACCAATGAATGAAGATTTTGGTGACATATTAGAAGAAGCTATTAGAGAATCACTTGAAACTTGGTTACCTTATATAAACATTAAAAATATAGAAATTACAATGCCAGATTATAATATTAATCGAGTAAATATAGCAATAGATTTTGGATTGTCATTTGAACCAGATAGATTTGAAAAAGTTTCGATAAGTTTTGATCAATTTGAATCAGTAATTAAACAATAATGGAGAAAGTAAATGGCCGCACATGGACTTAGCAGAGATGTAAAATATTTAAATAAAGATTTCTCTTCATTTAGAGATAGTTTGATAGAGTTTGCAAAAACTTATTTTCCGAATACATATAATGATTTTAATGAATCTGATCCAGGAATGATGTTTATTGAAATGGCATCTTATGTTGGTGATGTATTGTCATATTATATTGATGAGCAGTTTAAGGAAAGTATGTTAGTCTTTGCAGAAGAAAAGAAAACTATTTATGAAATCGCTCAAGGATATGGATATAAACCAAAGTTAGCTTCACCGGCATCTGTAACTCTTGATGTATTCCAAATTGTACCATCAGATCCCAGTAATGTTGTAGATGAAAAAAGACAACCTAATGAAGATTATTGTCTTACAATCCCAGCCGGAATGCAGGCAACATCTATCAACGGAACAGTGTTTAGAACAACAGATGATGTTATATTTAGAGATTCAAGTTCATTAAGTCCTCGTCAAGAAGATATATTTGAAGTTGATGATGATAGCAATATTACAAAATGGTTATTAAAAAAATCAGTTAAAGCAGTTAGTGGAATAATTACAACTGACTTTATAACATTTGGAGTAGCAGAAAAGTATAAAAGAGTTGTTCTTGCAAATAGTCCTGTTTTAGAAATTATTTCTGTAACAGATAGTGATGGAAATAGTTGGTATGAAGTTCCATTTTTAGCACAAGATACGGTATATGCAGATTCTGAGAATACATCTTTAAATTCTCCTGATTTAGTAGAAGGTAGAAATTTTGCACCATTTCTTTTAAAACTTGTAAAGACATCTAAACGATTTAAAACATATATAAGACCAGATGGTAAAACAGAATTGAGATTTGGTTCTGGAGTAGCAGCGGGATCAGACGAAGAAATTATACCAAATCCAAGTAATGTTGGTTCTAATTTACCAGGAACACCAAGTTTTCTTGATACATCTTTTGATCCAGCAAACTTTTTAAATACAGAAACTTATGGTCAATGTCCAACTAATACAACATTAACAATTAGATATTCGTCCGGTGGTGGAATTGATGATAACGTAGCATCTAATACTATTAATAATATTACTTTAATTAGTTCCCAATTTGATAATTCTCTTAGTTTAAATTCAGGACTAAAAACAGCTTCTCAAAATTCAGTAGCAGCATCAAATCCAGACCCAGCAACTGGAGGCAGTGGAACTGAAACTCTGGAAGATGTAAAGGTGAATGCACTCGCTTATTTTCAGGCACAGAGCAGGGCAGTAACAAAAGACGATTATATTACTCGTATTTATTCGCTTCCTTCAAAATATGGTAATATTGCTAAAGTTTATATAATACAAGATGAACAAGTTGCGGCGGCAGGAGGAAATGAAAGCGACGACACTTTTCAACCAAATCCATTAGCATTAAATATGTATATGCTTGGATATGATCAAAATAAAAAATTAGTAAAATTAAATCAAGCTGTTAAGGAAAATATAAAAATTTATTTAAGCCAATATAGAATAATGACTGATGCAGTTCAGTTAAAAGATGCATGGAGAATCAATATTAGTATTAAATTTGCTGTGTTAACTAGAAAGGGATTTAATAAAAATGAAGTATTATTGAAATGTGTTGATGTGTTAAAATTATATTTTAATATAGATAAATGGCAAATTAATCAACCCATTGTGTTATCAGATATTGCATCGGAGTTACTTTCAGTTGAAGGAATTACATCGTTAGTCTCTCCATTAGAAGGTAATCCTGATTTGATTATTATCGAAAATAAGTGGGAAACCTCCTCTGGATATTCTGGCAACATTTATGATGTTCAAGGATCAACTTTTAATGGGATAGTTTATCCGTCAGTTGATCCAGCAATTTTTGAAGTTAAATACCCAGATATAGATATTATGGGTAGAGTAATGGGAGATTATTAATGCATTATTTTGAATACGTAACAAAAGATTCTACATTATATGAAGCAACTCATAGTATGAATACTGGTCTTGATGCAATTCTTGAGATTAGAAAGGATATGAATGCTGACGGTACTGTAATATATGTTTCAAGAGCACTTATCAAATTTGATTTAACTTATATTTCTCAATCAGTATCAAGTGGTCTAATTTCTAATCCAACATATTATCTTAATTTATATGATGCAGGTTCAGAAGAATTAAATATATCTCAAACTTTATATGGATATCCAGTCAGTCAAAGTTGGGATTTGGGATCCGGACATTATAGTGATTTTCCATTAACGGGAGATGGTGCTAGTTGGAAATACAGAGATAATGATATTGCAAAAACTCAATGGGTAAGTGGTTCAGATGATATAGGTGGTACTTGGTACAGTGGAAGTGGATATGAAGCATCTCAATCTTTCACCCACGAACCTTCAGATTTAAGAATAAATGTAAGTGATATTGTAAATAAATGGTTAAATAGTACAGTTCCAAACGAGGGATTTATATTAAAACGAAGTGGAAGTTATGGTAATAGTAATACTGGATCAGCGGAAGGAAATACTACTAATTATGGGAATTTTAAATTCTTTTCACGTAATACCCATACAGTTTATCCACCGAAATTAGAAGTAGTTTGGGATGATTCTAAATGGGCAACTGGTTCATTATCTGCATTAACATCCACAAATTTAGAAGATGTGGTTTTTTATATGAAAGGATTACGAAAGGAATACAAAGAAACTTCAAAAGTAAAATTTAGAGTTGTTGGTAGAGAAAGATATCCTGAAAAAACATTTTCAACGAGTGGATATAGTACTGGCTATTTAACGGTAAAAACTTTACCAAGTGGTAGTACGTATTATCAAATTAAAGATGCATATACAGAAGATGTTATAGTACCTTTCGGAAGTGGTTCAAAGGTGAGTTGTGATTCAACAGGAAATTATTTTAATTTTTGGATGGACGGATTACAAGCTGAACGATTTTATAAAATTGAATATAAGATTGTAAGTGGTAGTGGAACTGCTGATGAAACTGTTCAGTATTTTGAAGAGGATCATTCCTTTAAAGTGGTGAGATAAATAATGCCATATACAACAGATGAACTTATAAATCTTGAGTTTTATCAAGAAATAGCAAGACGAGATGAAATAAAATATTTAGAACTTATAGAAAATAAAACTCAGTTTGGAAATATTAATGATGGTATTTTACGTGATCCAAAATCTGGAAATATAATTTTATTTGAAAAAATAATTCCAGGAGAGGGAACAGACGGGACGGGACATCTAGAAAATCATACTCTTTCTTGGAATATAGGTTATTTTGACTATGAAGAAAATGAAGAACTTAATAAAATAATCGATAGAGAATTTACGGAATTTTAATGGCTAAGAAAAAACAATTAATTTTAGATCCAACAACAGGAAAATTATCAAGGTTAAAATCGAAAGATTTATCTCTTATAGGAATATCTGGATTAAATGAGGGTAGTATAATATCATTTGGAACTCTTGAAACAGATGTAATTGAATTTCATCTTTATGATGTGAGTGATAATTATATAGCTTCTGGTGAAATTCCTTATCCATTACCAGATAGGTTAGATATTGGTGCCCATGTTAGAAGTCTTGGTTATGAACGCGGAACTTATAAAATAGTATATAATTTTTTAAGACAGATAGGTGGTTCTAATAAGGTTGTTATAACTAAAAAATCTGATAAAACTATTTACACTGGAGAATATTGGATAGACACAGATGGTAAAATATATGCTGGAACTTTAGAAGACCCATTAAAAGATGACGATGGTAATTTTATAGAATTGTTCATACAAGAAAATAAGTTTTGGATCCAAGAATTATCCCCATCACGAACAGAAATGAGACTTCGGCCAAATCCTGGTATAAATGATGAAAATTATTCTGAGCAATTTAGGTTATTAGGGTATGATTGTTTATCTTATTCTGATATAAGTGGTAATTCTTATATGACTTTTGGGGGAGACGGTAAAAATGTTACAATAGATGTATCTAATATAATTTTAACAGGAGCTATGAATGGTGGAACTCTTATAATAAGAGAAGCTTTTATAATAGATTATGAAGGGACACCAGAAGTAATATCAAGATATGTTCCTACTGTTGAAACTGAAACAGTTTTACCATCTCAAAATTTAGTTACTAATGGTCATTTTTTTAATGGAACTGATATTTCTGAAAACAGCAGTATTAGTGATAATCATGAAATCATAATTTTTCCAAATCCAGGTAATAGTGCTTGGTGTCTAAAAACCACATCAAATGATTCAAATAATCAATATGAAATAATTTTAGATGGAATACCTGGTGAAACTTATATAATGAGTTGTTGGGTACACTGGGGTGAAGGCTGGCCAGAGGAAAGACGTGGATTATTTAGAGGTAAAATAAACTCTGGGGATGGTTTTCAAAGTATAGAAAATCAATATCCACCTTATGATGTAGTTGAAGAAAAAATGGTTGATGGTAAGATATGGTCCCATCAATATAAAATTATAACTATATCTGAAAATTCTAATGGGACGATTAAGTGGTTTTTAGGAAAGACAAATCTTTTTGATATTGATGATCAAGATTCAATTCGATATATCACTAATATTCAATTTGAACCAGGTAGTATATTCGGAAAGCCAAGTCTTTTTATGATAAGTCCAAGAATTGAAGATACTGATATTCCTGTAACCGGTCTTATTACATTTGGGGACGATGGAAAAACATTAACTGCAATATTTTCAGATGAAGATGATGGGTTTGTTTCAGAAATGATTTCTGATAGTAATGGTAGAGAAAGTGGTAAAATTACTATTAAAGATGCATTTGTTATAGATGAAGTTTTTAGTGAAGATACAGAAGTAATAGTAATAGATGATATTCCATTAAAAAATCCACTTGCAACTGATATTAAAAAATATGAACGTGAATTTTTAGTAAGCCCATTTCATGGTTCAGGAAATAATAAAATTATATTACGAGTTGATAATAATTATACTATAACTTCTTTTGCTTCTGGTTCCACCAGTGGAAGTGTGGTTGGTTCATCAGTAGGTGTGGCAGGAGCTTATAGAGAGTCTTATACTCATAATCTTCCAGATGATCTTGCAAGATTAGAAATACTAACTCATAATGGTACAGAGGGAGCCGGATTCATTGCAAAAATATTTTGGAATGGAAGTATAATTAAAACCGGTGATGGACGAGCTAGTTATGAGAATCAAGTAGAAGTCGACTGGAGGTCTGATACTACTAGTCATAAAGAATTAAATGCCGAAGATATTTCAGAATCTATTACACTGTTTACTGAATCATCTGGTCCATGGGAAATTATATCAAATGATACTAATCCGACTGATTTAAATTGGAAAAAAGCTGGTAGTATACCATCTAATATACATAATCAATTAAAAGATTGTGATTGGATTTGGTCTAATGTAAGATCAGATAATCAAGATTTAGTTTGGACATGGACAGCAGAATCTTCTGTAGTTGATTTAATTTGGCAATATTGGGATCCAATTTTACATTCAGATGCAGTAAAACCAGAAGGGTGGGGGGCTGGATTCAATGCTTTTAATTGGGGTGGAGATGAGGATAGAAAAAATGATAAGTCAAGATGGCATAGTGGTTGGTTAGGATATCATGCCAAATGGGTAGAAGGTGAAGGCCAACATGGTGATACTTGTATGAAGTTTATTGATCATAATTCAGAATTTGGTGCACCAAATCATACTAATTATCCATTATCAAGTCCATATAGAACGGGATTTGTTAATTCTACTGATAATCCTGACGAACTTGCCACATTAGCACACAGATGGTTAGGAATTGCACAAATTTTACCACATACAATGGCTGCCCAAGGAATAGAACCCGGAGATAATATCACAATTTCTTGGTGGCAAAAATCCGATATATTCGGTAAAGGTGCAATGGTTGGATTACGTCATTTCAAACTAAGTGATGGTAATACAACCTGGGGAAATTGGATTAGGGATCATCCAGCAACATTAGAAGAAGGTATGCAGAGAGCAGGCGAGAGAGAATTTAGAAGATATATACCATGTTCTAAAGTTGGAGAATGGGAACAAGTTAGTTATACAGCTGAAGTTGAAGATGATTGGGATTTGACTAAATCTACACGTGTTTATGTATATGGTCAGTATGGTCCAGAAGGAATTTTATGGGTAGAAAATGTTCAGGTCCAATTAACTACAACATCTCAAGTAATAAGTAGAATTCCGGTTACTGCAGATTTAGTTGCAGAAATTGATATTGTTGAAAATAAAAATACAGTAATATTAAAGGACACCTATGATAATTTGGCACCAGAGGGCATTGTAACTGCATCTGCAGCAAATATACGACCTTGGAATATATTTACTGAATTTTATGTGGATTATACTTCCTCATTAGAAACAAGAGTTCCAATATATGGTTCATTAAGAGGAGAAATTGAAAGTGTTAGTGGTACTACACTTACTCTTGTAAATTCTTATGAAGAGTTAGGAAATGAGATTGGTCATGATTTTGAAAATATATTTGATGTAAATCAAAATTTAAATTTTGATAAATGGTTTATTCAATATGAAATAGATTCAAATCAAGATTTGAGTAAGTTATTGAATTTTGGTCAAAATCATTTACACTTAATAACTAATTTTAAAATAGATACTGTTACTTATCCTGAATATCCTTATTCAGTTCTTTATAAGTTATATGAACCATTACCAGGAAATATAGAAGAACACGATTTTTGTTATGTTGTGAGAGAAATGATTCCACCAGTGGAGGAAATTTGCACTTTAATTCCATTTATAGAGGAAGAAATAAGTGATATTGTTCTTAGAATTCCTGAATTTTCTAATGTTAATAGTCCAATAGGGCTCGGATCTACAGAATTTAAAAATTATGGTTCATTAACTTCAACTGATATAACCATTAAGAAGAAATTAGAAGATGAAATTTTAAGTGGTAGTTTAAGTGCGGATATTAATGTTGATTATTCTCAATTTGCACATTTCATTCATTTTGGTTCTGCAGAAAAACGACTTAAAAACTTTAAATATAAATTAGATTTAATAGAACAATATACAGATAGAAGTGCATCATTGGCCGGAGCAGGTAGTGGAACAGCAGGCATTATACCTATAGTAGCTGATCCAGTAGCTGGTGCCTATTTAAATGTATCTGGATCTGAATCATTAAATCCCCCATATCAAGCAATAAGTGGTTCTTTAGTGCAAATTCAATCTTGGGAACAAAAACGACGCGATACTATTAATACCTTTGATAAATTTGAAAAATATATGTTTAAGCAAAGTTCTTCATATTCAAGTGAGTCTATTGGTGTGTTCCATGATAATGCCTGGCCAAAGAGGAGTGGATTGGGAACATATTCAGATCCATACGTTCTTGCAAGAACTTCACAATCGATTGCTACGACTTGGTATGCAAATCAATTAATTTCTGCATCTGTATATGATAGAGCAAATAAGAATAGAGTAAGAAGCCATCTTCCTATGTTTGTTCAAGATGATGATGAAAATACAGTATTTCTTAATTTTGTAGATATGATTGGTCATTATTTTGATGATATTTGGGTATTCATTAAAGCGATGACAGATATTCATGATAAGAGAGATAAACTTACTGAAGGAATTGCATTGATGGAAAAGATTTAATATCACTTCCAAGATATATGTTTGGAATGGAACAGACTGGTTCAGAAAAACCATGGCAATATTCTGGAACTTCGGACAGAGATATATCAAGAGAAATATGGAGTCGTATTATTAATAATATGCCATATTTTCTTAAAACTAAGGGAACTGCACGAGCAATTAAAGGATTAATAAATTGTTATGGTATCCCATCATCTATTTTACGAGTGGTAGAATATGGTGGACCAAAACTACCTGGACAACCAGCCGAATACTTTTTAACAAGAAAATTTACTAAAGCATTAGATTTTTTTGGGGCTAGTAATAATACTTATGTCCAAAATGATACTTGGGAAGCAGTTACTCTTGGAGATGCTCCAACCAGTAGAGTTCCAGATACAGTAGAATTTAGATTTAAAGCAGCAAGTGGTTCTAATCAAGTATTAGTAAGACGAGGAGATGATTGGGCAATTAGATTAAAAGATAACGGCTCATCGGATAGATTTGGTTATGTATCTTTTATGTTGAGTGGAAGTCGTGGTTATAATGAAGTTACATCATCGGAACTTCCTGTATATGATGGAGAATTTTGGTCAGTAATGTTGACAAGAACTTCAGCATCTGGATATCACTTATCAGATGATAATACAAGTCAAGATATAGTTTATACTTTATATACTAAACAATATAATGCTGGACGCAGTAAGATTATATATGAGTCATCAAGTCCATTAATTGTAAGTGGCGGATTGGGAGCAGTATCACAATCATATAATTCAGCATATATAGGAACTGCAGATACAATTACAATAGGTGGTCCAGAAAGTGATTATTTTGGAGAATCATTTAGTGGTTCTATGATGGAGTATAGAAATTGGACAACTCCATTAAATGAAGATTCATTTGATAATCATGTAGCTGCACCAATAACATTTAATGGTAATACACCATCTGCTTCTTATTTAGATTTAGTTACTCGGTACTCATTTGACGACAATAAGGATTTAAGTGTGGGTGCAAATCAGTGGTTTAATGATGTAAGTGCTGACCAATCTTTTACTTCATCAGCAGTTCCACATAATTATACAAGTGGAATGGGTGATCATTTTTCATCCGTAGTAGATGAAACAAAAATGAAAGTTCCAAATTTGGGTCCAAGTGGTAAATCATCAAGAAAGATACGAATTGAAGCGGATACTTTGATTGATGAAGTAAGTAATCCAGTATTAAAATTTGGCGAAAGTATAACAACACCAGCCTATGATAATGCACCAATAGATTCTAATAAACTTGGTATTTATTTTTCACCATCAGCACCAATTGATGAAGATATTATATCATCAATGCCAGACCTCGATTTTGACCAATACATCGGCGATCCACGTGACCAATATAAAGAACAATATACAGGACTTGTAGAGGTACGAAATTTATATTGGCAAAAATATTCAGGACCAAATAACTTTTGGGATTATTTAAGATTACTAAAATATTATGATAGTTCTTTATATAGACAAATTAGAAATTTAGTTCCAGCTAGAGCAAATGCAACTGTTGGTATACTAATTGAACCGACTATTCTTGAACGGGATAAAATTGTTATTGGTAAAAAACCTATATTTGAGCCTCAACACCATACTACATTTATAGATACAATGGCATATATTTCTGAAAGTGCAGATTATCCAAATTATGATGCTGATGTGAATTTTAGTAATCCATTTGAAGTTAATTTTCATACACAAGAAACAGGTTCATATATTTCTGCCTCATCTTATTATGAACAATTAGAGACAGATTTATTTTATAGTAATCCATTTAGAGTTAATTTTCATACACAAGAAACTGGATCATTTATATCTTCTTCTGCTAAATATGAAGATTTAACTACAAACATTAATTTATATAATCCGTTTTTACTTAATAATATAACTCAACAAACTGGATCATTTATATCTTCTTCTGCTAAATATGAAGATTTAACTACAAACATTAATTTATATAATCCGTTTTTACTTAATAATATAACTCAACAAACAGGCTCGGGAATATTAGTTACTGCTGATTTTAATTCATATAATGCACCAAGTTATACTTTTTCAGAATTGGCAGCAGGAACTGGTTCATTTGTATTAAAACATATTTTAGAAAGACCAGCATTATATAATATAGGTGATATAGATTTTAGTGGGTGGTATGGAACGGATTATTATAATGCTACTATTCAGGCTGGAAGTCAAAAACCTATTCGTGAAGAAGTAGTAATGCCAAGGATTGAAATAAATGTATTATCACAATTTAATGATGAAACAGAGTATTTTTATTCATCTTCATTAAGTGCTTCAATGCATATACCATATTCTTCAAGTTTTGTTCGTTCTGATTTGGATAATAAATGGGATGAATTTTTAGGAACAGATAGACTTTTTTATCTTGGGTGTGTCCAAACTGATAATACAACTGTTTCAGATAATGGAAATAGATATGAAGATAATTCACCAGCAGTAGATATAACTATTACATCACCAACAAGATTAGTGACTACAGATTCACCTACTACACCACTGAAAGTTACAGGATAAATGTTAAAAAATAAAAAAATGATATATTTATAAGAGAAGAATAATAAGTTTTATTATATCGAATTTTATAAACAATTAGTAGAATCCGAATTATTACAATAGGAGAAAAACAAATGGGATATCTAAATAATACAACAAGAGTATTAGATGCTATTTTAACCAAAAGGGGAAGAGAAATTCTATCTACAGGAGGAGCTTTTGAAGTTGCTAAATTTGCTCTTGGTGACGATGAAATAGATTATGGACTGTGGGATACTACTCATGCTAAAGGAACTGATTATTATGGAGCAGTAATTGAAAATTTACCTGCACTTGAACCATTTAATGATCCTTCTGAGATTATGAAGTATAAACTTGTAACGAGGACTGAAGGAACTCGAGCAATGGCTAGCTTAATAGAACAACCACCAAGTTCACAGAGTAATCTGAATTCACTGAAGTGGTATTCAGAAGAAGATGATAATACAAGAGTTACTTTTACGGGAACATTTGAACTTGATTTAATTGGATATTCTTTAGGGGTAGGAGATGTATTTGGTGTTAAACATAAAGATAATGCTAATGCTGGAGCATCTGATTATGAAGGTGGAGATATTTGGCCAGGAGAAGGATACAAGAATGAGACATATACGATAACCTTATTGGATGCTAGTGTTGCAGTACTTGCACCAGCTTCAAATGAATTCAATAAAATTAATGCAGTTAATATATCTGATGTAAATGATTGGATATCATACGTAAAAGTAGTACAACACGTTTCACAAACTATAAAAAATGTTGAAAAATCAAATGGAGGATTTAGAAAAGGTAATTTTGGATCAAGTGATGGCAGAATAAATATATATCCAAAACAACTTTCATCAGATAGTTCCATAGCTAAAACTTCTATAATTTGTACTGGAGAGAGCTCAGGAGCAGTATATGAGTTTGATGTTACGGTAACATATACAGTGGGAAGTGTGAAGGGTAATGTTTCCACTTCAACTTCTTCATAACTTTATTAAAAGTTATAGTTTCCATAAGAGAAATTATTTTATTATTTTTTTCTTAAATAAAGGAATTTAAATGGGATTTATAAACAATACTTCATATATTTTAAATGCAGTCCTCACTAAAAAAGGTAGAGAATATTTAGCAAAAAGTGATGGTAAATTTAACATTACTAAATTTGCGTTAGCTGATGATGAGGTTGACTACACCTTATGGGATATTGCCCACCCAAAAGGAACTAATTATTTCGGAGCTGTATTAGAAAGCACTCCGATGATTGAACCGTGTGTTGATCCAGAAGTAGTGATGAAATATAAATTGATTACTCTTCCAGTTGGAACA